GAGAAAACACCACAAGAAAAATTAAGAATAATGAGCAAGATTGAAAAGATCAAGAGGCAGTCACGAGATCTTGCTGGTGATAAAGATGAAGATCTAATTGCCAAGAACAAAAAACTTCTAGCGAAATTGGTTAAACAGTTGCACGAAGACGCGGGCGAGGGACACATGGCAAAATCACAACTGTATTCCGCGGCCAAATACTGTATCAAGATCGCCACCATGGTTAGACCCGGCGATGACATCGAGGCCTGGGTTCAGACCAAAATGAACAAGGCAGTGGATTATCTGGATGCTGTGTATCACTACGAAGACTACCAGAGATTGAATCCCTACAGAGAAACACTAGGTGACGTATGTAATAAACACAGTGCGGTCATCCAAAAAAACATAGATGAAATTTTAGCCTACGAGACTGAAGTGGATGACATAGAAACAAAACCCGGAATGTTTAACATTTTAAAGAAAAGAGTCAACGAAGTGGAAAAAGAAATGAGCAAAAAACTTAAAAGCAAAGTTGACGAAAGGATGCCGGCCAGCGTGATCAAGCACAAAGAAAAACTTGCCCATATGTCAGACAAAGAATTAGCAGACAGATTCAAAGACAAAGATGACGAAACTTTAAAACAGATGGCATGGCGGCACGGGTATGGCAAAATGAGTCCACACTACGTGAACAGAAAAAACAAAGGAATGAAAGAGGACACACTGTCCGAATCTCCTAGAGCGGTAGGAAGAGCGTTGGCAAATTTAAAATACGCAAAAGCAATGGCCAATGGCATAATGAAGGGCGAGGACATGGTGTTACTGAGACCAAAAGCACAGGCGTTCCTGGGATCCGCGGACGAAACAATAGAATTATTAGACAAGATGTACAGCCCGGTAAAAGAAGAACAATTAGATGAGGGCATAAGAGAATGGGCCAAGAGATTGGCCATGGCCGGTGTAGTGGTGGCAGGCCTGGCTGGTGTGGGATCGATCAATGATGCCATAAACAATTCGGTGCCTGCTGTCAAGGCAATGAACACAGCGTATGAAATGGCCATGGATCAAGGACACACCGAGTTGGCTGACCAGATCAAGAAAGACATAAGTGCTGTCAAGGTGAGATTGGATTCAGGTCGTGATTTAAATTTCGTAAAAGATATGCAGGACAAATATGCCAAGTTCATGCAGAACGAATCGGTTACCGAATATTCAAAAGCACAAAGACCAGTGGACCTTGTAAAACAGAAAAAGGACCAAGAGTCTTACAGAGACAAGATGCAGACTCTACAAAACATAATCACAAATCCGCACACTCACTATGACAAGGAACTTAAAACGAAACTGGCCGCGAGATTGGACAAGTTGAGAAGCACGGGTCTGTAATGAGATTCCAAGAGATACAAGAGGCTTGGACAAAAAAATACAAAAAATCAATTGACTGCTCAAATCCCAAGGGATTCTCACAAAAGGCCCATTGTGCGGGCAGAAAAGCACGTAAGTCTGGCAAGAAAACAAAATCAAAATCAATTTCAACATAATAAATAATCCTGTAAACTTACATAAATACTCGTATGGCACATAAAAATAAAGACATAGGGTGGTTAGACATCGTAAAAAGACTTAACGAAATGAGTAATTTTACTCCTGAACAGGAAAGACAGGAGTTAATGGAAGCCGCTAGACAAGAACCAAAAATTTTAGATGACAAAGAAGTAACATTGGCAGACATTGCCAAACTTGCCGGTATCAAAGAATACACGAAACAACCAAAAGTTTCACCAAAAGCAAAACAACTAGTGGAATCGATCACTAACGATCAGTCAATAATTACGAAAGCCATACAAGAATCAGATAGTGACGAAAGCATTTCGGCAAAAATTACTAGAACAGTAAGTGAAGATTCGAAAAGACTTGACAAGATAGCAGAATTAGAATCACAACTAGCCGAATTGAAGGCAGAACAAAAAGAAGAACAAACATATGATGCCAAATCCTTTAGGGAAGTTATAGGAAAGGATATTCAAGAATACATCAAGAACGCCGAAGAGGCACAATTGGTAGAATTGTACAACACGTTCTCTGACAATGAGGCTGTCTACAACGAAGAGTCATCTAACATATTGATCACAACTCCAGAAACAAAACAAATCATAGCCGATGCCGAAAAGGCAATAGATGAAAAAGTAAAAGACGGTGAGATGTATGACAGGAACAAGGAAGAGCCACACAGACCAGAGAAGTCAGGCGAGGAAGAAGCAGAAGACAAATCGGACGACAAGGACGAGGAAGGTGAAGTGCCAATGTTGGATCCCGAGTTTGACGAAGCATCAGGGCACGAGGGTTCAAGTGAAGCACATAGACACCAAATAAAATTAGCAGGAGACTTTGACATTGAAAGCGGGGTCACAGACCAAACTGCGGAAGACGTAGGTAAAAAACTAGCAGACGCAGGAATAGAAGCAGAAGTCACTCCAAGCGAAAATGATTTTGCCAGTGTAGACATACATACCATGGCGAGCAAGGATACCGTGTTAAATGCATTAAGTGACATGGTTGACGAACAACAAGAAGAAATCAAATACACAAACGACCTATCAGAGGAAAAATAATGCTGGTTCGTGAAATCACCGAAAGCATTCCTTTCACAGAATGTCCCAAGTGCAGGGGACCTATACATCACGTAGATGAAGGCAAGAAAGACGCCTGCTACCATAAAGTTAGATCTAGATACAAAGTTTGGCCTTCGGCATACGCCAGTGGTGCTTTGGTGCAGTGTCGTAAGAAGGGTGCGGCCAACTGGGGTAACAAGAGCAAATGAGGATAACAGACGTAATCACAGAGAAGTGCTGGAAGGGTTACGAGAAGAAGGGTATGAAAACCTTGTTCGGAAAACGTGTACCCAACTGCGTCAAGAAAGAAGATGTAGATATCTGTGTCAACTGTGGTGAACTGGTTTTCGCAGAAACATTAAACGAAGATCTCCGTAAATGGTTCAAAGACAAATGGGTGCGTTTTGGTCCCAAAGGCAAGATCAGAGGTGCCTGTGGTGGCAAATCAAAAGGCGAAGGCAAACCAAAATGTTTACCAAGATCAAAAGCCTACGCACTAGGCAAGAAAGGTCGTGCAAGTGCGGCCTCTAGAAAAAGAAGAAAAGATCCCAATCCGGACAGACGTGGCAAAGCCAAAAACGTCGCTACCAAAAAAAAATAAATATGGTTGATGAAATTAGAATCGACCAAATTTCAATTTAATCAATCGCCCTATTGGTCAAAACCAATTGACCACAAATATGAACCCACTGTTAAAGATGTAGAATTGTTTGATCAAAATGGTTACGACCTTACACCATTAGAACAAATGTACTCCCAGGCAAACTCCCAACCCTGCCGATCACACAGAGCAAATCATCACGCCCTCAAGTACGAGTGGTTTAACAGTGATGCCACGACATCCGGTGCCCATATCAATCACGCACTGTGTTTTGAGAGAAAGGGATACGTAGGCGAGGCAAGAGCACAACTGCAGGCCTTTGCCAAAACAAACAATCTTGTTTACAAGATAATCAAAATGAAACCCAAATGGGGTATGGACATCAGTATAGACTATGCGGACAGCGAGGGAAACGTGTTCGAGATTCTGCACTGGGAGTGGGATGGTTTTGATCATGATGAAGTAAATGCCAAAAAGGAATCTATAGAACCTTTTCTTTTGTCTATGGATTGGAATGATGCGGCAAAAAGAATGCTGACACGCAAAGACGAATGGCATCATCTGGGTTTCTTTGAACAGAGCCAATGGAAAACTGATTTTTTTGGCATTGACAAAGAACGATTCAAGATGGTCATATGGGAATAAATACTAGCATGGATAAGTTTTTTTCATTCAAACAATACCACAGCGACAAGGCCAGGCTCACACAAAACGGAACTGTGGACAGCGATATACAGAAACAGTCTCCCACGAGTGCTGGTTCTCGAGGATTGAGAAAGATAGACGATTTCACCAAAGCACCAAACCAAATGATGAAACAGAATTACTTTTTTGACGAGATGAGAAGTTTCATTAACATAGTAGACACTTTACAAAAAAAAGACTAAGAAGCAATATGATGTTCTAGACAATTTCTTTTGTCTATCATTTTATCGTGCCTGTATGTTCCAGTGCTTGTAAATGTTTTTTTCAACACTCTGCTGTACATCACAAATTGCTGAAAAGGCACTGTTTCTGAGTAGGCAAAATTGTTGTACATTCCTATCCACGTGCCTTTGGCAAGTCTACAACTTACCACGGTCGACATAGGAGCAACGTATGTATGATCATCCAATATACTTTTGCTGTGTCCTATTTGAGAAAAATGTTGAATAGTTACGAAATTTTTTAAATCACTTGGTCCACCTATATACGCGGTGGGACAAATCAAACTGCCATGGCCTATTGTTGCGTCTTGATGCACAACAGCACTATCACTCACCAAAGAAATAAAATTGGCCTTGCTTGTTTTAAATTTTATCTTATCAATAATCTCAAATTTGAATCCTGTATTTCCACTTGATGTAAAATATTGATGGTCGTCGGCAAAACTTTTTGGTTTAGATTCGAAATCCTCCACAGACAGTAGACAGCAATCTTTTTGTTTTTTTAGGACATTATACACTTCATTGTTAAGTTCTGTGTTCCCAACCAAACACACCGGTCTCCCATCATCATGGTGTAATGTATAACTTAAATTAGTATTGTTAAGCATCAGTCTTTCAAACTGTGGTTAAGACAGTTTCCTTCATCGATCATCCTGTTGTTTTTATAAGTTCCAGATTTTTTAAATGTTGTGTTCAATACTCTGCTGTTCATTGAAAACTGCGACCATTCCACGGTGAATGCTCTTAGAAACCTACAATGATGCCCACACCATGTACCTCGTGCAAGGTGGCAATCAACGATACTTGTGTACGGACCTATATAACAATAATCTTCTAAGACACTTTTGACGTGTGTGAACTGTACGAAGTGTGAAATAACACAATGGTCTTTCAAAACAGTTGGTCCTGATACAGAAACAAAAGCACACACCAGACAGTTTTTGCCAACTTTAAAGGCTGGATGGGCGTGAACACTTTTGGAAACAAAACTAGGAAAATTAGGCTCATCTACAAGTGATGTTATTTTGTCCACAACCATTTTTCTAAATGATGTATCGGTACCCGCACAAAAATATTGATAGTCATCTTTATTTTCTAAAAGTTCAAACTCTTCGATCGAGATTATACGAACGTCTCTGAAATGATTTATGCCATTGAACACCTCCATATTCCATTGAGTATTACCAACAAGCATTATGGGTTTTGAATTATCGTTATGAATGTGAAACATAAAAAATTTATTTATGGTGGTGTTTTTACTGTAAATATCATTATGAATTTTAGCAAATTAGTTTTTGAATATCAAAACATCGATGATAAAACAGCCTACATATACAACAACGAAAATATCACCTACGGTGAAATAAAAAATAACACAATAAAATTGTACAATTTTCTGAGACAACAAAATATTTCGGCAGGACAAAATGTTGTGCTTATCGGATCCGACAGTCATTATTTTGTTAGCATGATTTTGGCCTGCTGGGCAAGGGGAATAAAAACATACTGTCCTAGTCCTAGTTTTTCTGACACCAATATCAAATTGTTATGTGACAATTTGAAAGTAAAAAATATTTTTTGCCAATCTGGTAACAAACAGCATTTAGAACAAAACTATGATCAAAATATTTTTGTGGTGGAAGACCAGATAGACTCACAAAAAGAAAACGACTCTATAGAATTTTATCAATGGAAAGACGAAGAAATTGTTTTGCACTTTAATACTACCGGATCAACCGGAGTGCCAAAATTAATTCCTCATACAATGAAGAACGTTTTAACATACGCTAAGGAATGGGCAGATGCTCTTGAAGTTTCACAGAACGACATTATATATTGTTGTCCAAAAATTTGCTTTAATTACGGATTTGGTATATCTCTTTTAGTAACATTATTCAAGAAAGCAACTGCTTTGTTACACACAGGTCCAACGAGTCCAAAAAAAATAAAAGATATTTTTAATAATCATGGACCAACGTATTTTTTTATAGTGCCCGATGTAGCCTATATGTTGATAATGAAAAAACAGGAAATTGATTTTAAAAATGTCAAAAAGATTGTGTCTGCGGGAGATTTCTTGCCACCAAAAATTTCAAACAAGTTTGAGAATCTTTACAATAAAAAAATATTGGACCTTATTGGGATGGCCGAAACTTTTGGTTTTTACACAATGATAGACGATAAAAATCAAAAGTCAGGCACGGTAGGAAAACCCATGGCAAACGTGAAAGTAAAGTGTTTAGATGGTGTTATCCATGTCAAAACCAATTATTCTGCTAAAGAATATCTTTATGACACAACGCAAACTTTAATTACTTTCAAAGATGGATGGGTCAAAACTAGAGATAAAGGACACATTGACGCGAACGGTTATCTTGTTTTTGAAGGTAGAATAGATAATCTTATCAAAATTAAATCAAAATTTGTGTCGCCTATCGAAATAGAAGATGCCCTGTCTTACTATCCAAATATAGTTTCTTCGTTGATCTTTACACGAAAAGATATCAACGATTTACCAATATTGTGTGCCAATATTGTTTGTTCAGGCGAGATAGATGTTCTGGAAGTGAAAAAATTCCTTTCCAAAAAATTAGAGGATCACAAAGTACCAAAGGAAATTTTTCTTGTTAAAGAAATTAAAACTACATATAATGGAAAGAAGATAAGAGAATTAACAAATTAAAAGGAATTAACAAATGTTTGATTTTATACCCTACTACTCAATTTTATTGATAGCAATCCTAAGCATCGGTCTTGGTCTTTATAAAAATAAAACCACAACACAAGATCAATATTTTATAGGAAATAGAAATACAAATTGGATTTTAGCGGGTGTTAGTATTTGTGCCACATTCTTTTACGCAAATGTTCCTTTCTTTATTATAAAATGGCAACCTATTTACGGATTTGCGGGAGGAATATGGGTCACGCTTGGAATAGTTATACCCTTGATCCTGTTAGGTTTCATCGGATATAAAATCTCGCAGAAAAAGAATTTCAAAAAATTTTTCAATCTCACAGACCTTATATTAGAAAAGTCCAAAAGCAAATCTTTGATCTATCTATTCATTTTTGTATACGTATTGGCGGCAATATATAATTTGAGTGCGAATCTGACTGCCATGGGATTCGTAACGGAATATTTTACCAGTGTAAATTACGCTGTGATGACCGGTGTGTTCCTAGTTGCCCTGGCACTTTACACAATAATAGGCGGCTTCAATGCTGTAATTAGGACAGATTTTATACAGATGGGACTTATACTTTTGGGTGGCCTGGCCGCTGGATTTTTTGTCACTTCCGACATTTCATCCCCGACCCAAATAATTTCTGAGCAATTTGGAAATTTGTTTGATCCAAAAGTGATGTTGAACATTGGTTTGACAATAGGTATTATCATAATGGGTTCCGCAATAACAGACAACGGATTGTTTCAACGGATATTCTCATTAAATTCAGGAAAAAAAGTTATCAAGGCTTTCAGCCTCAGTGCTGTGTTGTATTTCATTGCTTGTTTTGGAGTAATGATGATATACGGCGGATGGCAGGCATCTGGAATCGATTCGGGCAAACCTATTTTCTCTGTGCTTGACACAATTAACACTCACGGAAATGCTCTATTGTTGTTCTTTTTTATTACCGCGATGATATCAATGTCTGCGAGTAACATAGATTCTGTGATGCACAGCATCAGTTCTCTGCTTTCTAAATATTTTACCAATGAAAAAAATCAGAAAAAGGTTGCCAATTTAATTTTGATCTGTTTTATCATCACCATTTACATAGTGACACAATTCAAGATTGACCTTTGGTTATTGCTGACTACCTTTGGTACAATAAGACTAACAGTGGTATTTCCAACATTGTATATCATATTTTTTAGAAATATAAATGTGTTGGCAATAATAGTTTCAATAATTGTTGCGATGGCACTGGGTCTATATCTCCAATCGATTGGATTCAATAAACTATACACAGTTGCCATAACACTCTTTACTCCTTTACAGGTGTTGTTTTTGTTTGCAATAAATGATCATTTCAAGTATAATAAATTGAACAAATAACAGAAGGAGAAAAAATGTCGGTAAGAAATTTCAACGACGCCGAAAAGCAAAAATTGATACAGATTATTAAGGAAGGATCTCAGGTATTGGGAGAAATCGATGATCTTAGAGGCGGACTAAAAGACACAGTGAAGGCCCTAGCGGAAGAACTAGAACTAAAGCCGGCCTTGATCAACAAGGCTATATCAATAGCACACAAAGATATGTACAGAAAAGTTGCTGATGATATGGATCTATTGGATTCAATATTGACCGCGGCAGGTAAAATTTAGTGTATGACAACATTAAAAAGTTTTGGCTTCGTAGTTACGAATCAGATAGAATAGCATTCTACTTCGAACTTGTAAGTTTTATCTTTACAGTAGGAGCAAGTTTGACATTGGCGATCACGGCATCGAATCCGGACATGACTATTGTGTACCCGGGATTTTTTGTAGGTGCCACAACACAATGTTATGCGGCCTATCGTAGAAACGCCGCGTTCGTGATGATGATCACTGGATATTTCTCAGTAATAAATGTCTATGGATTTGGAGTCGCAAGTTATTGGTGGTAACATATGAGTTATATTGACGCTTACTATAAAAGAGACGAAGATAAAGTACACGTGGTTGAGCGTAACCAAAAAGGAGAAAGAAAATTTGTTTCCTATGATGCCAGATATATCTTTTACTATCCCGATTCAAGAGGCAAACACAGATCTATATATGGTGAAAAACTACAGAAGGTACAGACATCAACATTCAAAGAGTTCATAAAAGAACAAAAAATAAGATCAAACAAGTCATTGTACGAACAGGACATAAATCCTGTGTTTAGATGCCTTGAAGAAAACTATCTCGGAAAGGACGCTCCCAAGTTGAATGTAATGTTCTTTGACATCGAGGTAGATTTTGATCCACAAAGAGGATACTCGACCACTGATGATCCTTTTATGCCTATAACTGCTATAACCTGTTATATGAGTTGGACTGATCAATTAGTTACTTTTGCTGTGCCGCCAAAAACCATGAACATGGCATCGGCACAAATGGCAGTAGAACGTTTTGACAACGTGATGTTGTTTGAAAAAGAAAAAGATATGTTGGATGCTTTCCTAACATTGATCGAAGAGGCTGACATATTGTCAGGTTGGAACTCGGAGGGTTATGATATACCCTACACCGTGGGCAGGATACAGAAAGTACTGAGTTCCGATGACACTCGTAGACTGTGTTTCTGGGGTGAGAAACCCAAGAAAAGAACATTTGAAAAATACGGCAGAGAACAGATCAGTTATGATTTGATAGGTAGAGTACATCTTGATCTTTTGGAGTTATACAGAAAGTACACTTACGAAGAAAGACATTCATACAGATTAGATGCCATTGGAGATCATGAATTGGGTGAAAAGAAAACTGTGTATGAAGGATCATTGGATGCACTCTACAACAACGACTTTGGATTGTTCATAGAATACAACAGGCAGGATACTGCACTGCTGGCCAAACTAGAGAAGAAACTCAAGTTCATAGAACTAGCCAACGAGATCGCACACCAGAACACAGTGCTACTACAGACCACAATGGGTGCTGTGGCAGTTACAGAACAGGCCATAGTGAACGAAGCACACAGGCGAGGCATGATCGTGCCGGGCAGAGTTAAAAGAGGTGAAGGGGAATCAACGGCGGCCGCAGGTGCATACGTGGCCACGCCCAAAAAAGGTCTACACGATTGGATCGGATCCATTGATATAAATTCACTTTATCCCAGTGTGATTAGAGCATTGAATATGGGTCCTGAAAGCATTGTGGGACAGATACGTCCTGTGATAACATCGGCAGAGATTAACAGGGCCAAACACCAGAAGAAATCTTTCGCGGCGGCCTGGGATAATCAATTCGGCAGTTGGGAATATCAGGCAGTAATGAAACAGGACAAGGCAACAGAAATCATAGTGGACTGGGAAGACGGCACCTCTGTCAAGATGTCCGCGGCACAATTATATGATGTGATATTTGATGGCAACAATCAATGGATGCTCAGCGCCAATGGCACAATATTCACATACGAGTATGAGGCAATAATTCCAGGTCTGTTGAAACGTTGGTATGCGGAGAGAAAAGAGATGCAGAAGAAAATGCATGACTGTGGCGACAATGAAATAGAAAGAGAGTTTTGGGATAAAAGACAATTGGTCAAAAAGATTAACTTGAACAGTCTGTATGGTGCTATCCTAAATCCTGGTTGTAGATTCTTTGATATGCGTATTGGACAGAGTGTGACACTCACAGGCAGGTGCATCACAAAACACATGGCCAGCAAAGTAAACGAAATAATTGCCGGAACTTATGATCACAAAGGTCAGTCGATCATATACGGAGACACAGACTCGGTCTATTTTAGTGCATACAAAACATTAGAAAAAGAAATTAACGAAGGCCTAATACCATGGAATAAAGATGACATAGTGAATCTATATGACAAGATAGCAGATGAGGTAAATTCATCATTCACTTCTTTTATGACATCGGCATTTCATTGTCCCAAAACAAGAGGTGAAGTTATAAAGGCAGGACGAGAACTAGTGGCAAGTAAAGGTCTATACATAACCAAAAAAAGATATGCAGTATTGTACTATGACAAAGAAGGCACAAGAGTAGACACGGCCGGCAAAGAAGGAAAAATGAAAGCAATGGGCCTTGATCTAAAAAGATCAGACACTCCGGTATTCGTACAGGACTTCTTGAGTGAAGTGTTACTGATGGTGCTGACAGGCAAAACAGAAACAGAGGTGCTCGAGAAAATAAGCGAGTTTAGGGAAGAATTCAAATCCAGACCAGGGTGGGAGAAAGGGTCACCAAAAAGAGCCAACAACATCACCGAATATGGACAGAAAGAAGAAAAACAGGGCAAGGCCAATATGCCGGGCCACGTGAGAGCAAGTATAAACTGGAACAGGTGTAGAAAAATGTACGGAGACAAGTATAGTATGCCAATCACAGATGGAGCAAAAGTGATTGTGTGTAAATTGAAAAATAATCCATTGAACTACACGTCAATAGCATATCCAGTTGATGAATTGCGTATACCACAATGGTTCCAGGATCTTCCATTTGACGCTGAAACGATGGAAGCAACAATACTTGATCAAAAAATGGAAAACCTTATAGGTGTGCTGAACTGGGATATAAAATCAACCGAAACCACAAACACATTTAACAAACTTTTTGAAATATAATGCTGTCAATACAAGAAATAAAATTGATGTTGGAAAAATTGGGTAAATTGGAAAACATACAATGGCAGACTTTTATTCAAAGATACAAAACCTATCTGCAGGAACTTGCCGAAACGGTAGATGCCTACAATAACGATCAGATAGCAAGAATTGACAAGCCAAAGGAATGGTATCAAAAAGATCTAGACTGGAGAGAGTCAAACAGAGAAATGACTTGTCCTCCATTGTTAGAACAAGAGATAGTCACAAAAATCAATCAATTTGCCAAAATGGGAAACATTAAACAGAATTGCCTTGAAATCGGTCCGGGTTACGGCCATTTGACACTACATCTTAGACCTTGGCGAAATATCTTTATGCTAGATGTACTGCCAAATGTGTTCAGCAAAATTAGGAAAAAATTCAATCCAATCCATCATAGATTTCTAAAAGGGTATACCACTCAAAGGACTGCCTGTGATGATATACCAAACAATAGCATAGCATTTGTGTTCAGTTGGGACACATTTACATTTTTTACTCAGGAACACATCGATCAGTACCTAAAAGACATCAATAGAGTTATGATACCGGGAGGTTATGGCTTTATACACTATGCTGATTGTAACTTTGATGACGATCTTCACGAGGCAAAGAGAGGTTACTGGAACTTCAATACCAAAGAATCATTTGTGAAGTTGTTGGAAAAACAAAAGTTTGAGGTCATAGAGTGTTCACAATTCAAGCCAAAAGCAAATTATGTCATTTTTAAAAAGACTGGTAATGAAAATGTGGTTGTGTACAAAAGATTTGAAATTCCTGTACAAAAATAATTTTTCCTATTGATTTAAATCTAAATATCCTGTATAATAAAAACATTATGATAGATATCTTAAAAGACATAGTCAAGCATACACACGGACTGGGATTTTTAGATCTTGTCAAAATATCAGGCACTGATAAAGAAACTGCGATCGATTCAATGGCAGAAGACAGATCAGTGATACTACAAGGATCTTTCCACAAGGCCCAAGAAGATATGTCAGGTACTTTTGGTATGCCTCAATTGAACAAGTTAGATATTCATTTGAAGTGTCCAGAGTACAAAGACAAAGCGAACATTACTGTGATTAAAGGTGAAAGAAATGGAACCAATGTTCCAACAGGCATCCACTTCGAAAACGAAAAAGGTGACTTCAAGAACGATTACAGATTTATGAATGCTGAGATCATCAACGAGAAACTTAAGACCGTAAAGTTCAAAGGTGTTAAGTGGGACGTTGAGATTGAACCTTCGGTAGCCAGTGTACAAAGATTCAATTTCCAATCTCTGGCAAACACAGAACACAACACATTCGTTGTAAGAACAGAAGACGGCAATCTAATCTTTACTTTTGGTGATCAAGCATCGCATGGTGGAGAATTTGTTTTCGCAACTGATGTAAAAGGCACAATCAACAAAGGTTGGAGTTGGCCGGTGGCACAGGTGTTACAGATTTTGAAATTAAGTGATTCAGCAAAAGTAACTTTACATTTCAGTAATGAGGGTGCTATGCAGGTCACAGTAGATTCTGGAATTGGCAAGTATCAATATATAATTCCAGCACAGGCACAGTAATGACTAAAGAAAATAACAGGCAAGAACATTTGGGAGAACTCAGCAGAGACTTCGCTGTGTTTTTGCCTGCTATATCAAATTTCTACAACACATTCATCAGCAAACAGCGAGTAACCGAAGGCAAACACATACCAGAGGACAGGATACCGAAAGGTTTTGACAGAGGGGTGGAAGGACTTAACTTTATCAATCCCGACGAGGGCTACTTTACATATCCCACAGCACTCTATTCGGCAGGACACGCCTGCCTGGATGTTGAAAAAGCACCCGAAAGAGATTCAATGTGCGTGAACAGAGACAGGAAATTCAGCACCATAGTAGGAGATTCCGGTGGATATCAATTGGGCAAAGGAGTTATAAAATTTGATTGGAAGGACTTTGAAGGTAACAAAGCCAACAAAGTGAGATCAGACATATTGAATTGGCTGGAACTTACAGCAGATTGGTCCATGACATTGGACGTGCCTACCTGGGCGGCCGATGATCTTAATAGTCCAAAGACAGGATTGAACAGTTTCAAGGACACATTAGATGGTACTATCT